ATTCTTAGCCCCTATGGAGCAGCATAATGACAATTGGTATTAATGTAGGAGGAGCCTCTGGCTTTGTAACTCCAGACAGAAATTTTTCGAAGAAAACAAAACCAAGAGTACTAAAAGTTTCTTTTGGAGATGGGTATGAGCAAAGATTAAAAGAGGGTATAAATACGCTTAACCAAAACTTCAATATATCTTTCAATAATCGTCCCACTCAAGAAATAGATGATATTGTAGACTTTCTAGACTCTAAAGGAGGTACTGCTTCCTTTAATTTCACTATTCCTGACCCAGATGGTGCTGGAGATGAAACAACCGTGAAAGTAGTCTGCGAAGATTATAATCAAGTATACTATAATTTAAATATTGGTTCCTGTACCGCAACACTTAGAAGAGTATATGAAGCATGAGCGACATCATAAAAACAGTACAACTACAAGATCCTGGTTCGGAACTGGTGGTACTCTACGACCTAGAGTATTCTTCAGGTAGTTTTGCATACTTCTTCGCCGGTTTAGACGATGACTTAACAGAACTACAGTTTCGAGACTCTGCAGGCGCCGTACGAACCTATGCAGCACTGCCTCTAGAAGCTGATGGATTCGATATCTCTAGCGACGGAGCTTATTCTCGTCCCGAGATAACAGTAGCAAATATTGAGAGCGTATTTAAAGATGCTATCGGAGGCTTAGACTTTCAAGACCTTATAGGAAAAAGACTTACTAGAAGAACTACTCTTAAAAAATACTTAGTGGGAGAGTCTAACGATTCCGGCGCGGGTAATCCTCCCGTAGAATTCCCAAAAATAGTATATGTTATTGATAGGTTAAAGTCTAAAACTATTATATCAGCAACTTTTGAACTAGCGGCACCTTTTGATTTAGCAGGAATTATGTTACCTAGAAGAGTAGTAGTAGGAGGAGCTTGCCCCTGGAAGTATAAAGGGGTGAATAATTCTTCTCCTCGTGGAGGCTGCACCTGGAAGTCCGAAACTTTGGGTGAAGGTACTACTGCAGGGGGAGATGCTATATATATGAATGAGTATGATGAGTATATAATTCCAATAACAATATCTTTCTCTACTGTAGGATCTAGTGTCACAAAAGGCGCTTATTATAGTACTTCTACTAATATTGATAGAGTTAACCAAAACGGAAGTACTACTTCTATTTCAGCAACTAATTATTGGCAGGCAGTAAGAGACCAAGCTTCCAACCCTACTCAGCCTTCTGATTCTGATAAATTTTACTGGAGAAGAGTTAGGGTATACACTACTGAAGTATCTTTCGGAACTACTAATCCAGCATATACTTATAGACAAGTTGGCCATAACACTTATATACTATCGACTGCCGGTGATTTATGGAGAGCAAAAAGATACGCAACAGCAAATACTACTATCTCACCGAATGCGTTTAGTTTTATTGAAGGAGCTTACTGGACTGGAGGAGATATTTGCGGTAAGAAAGTAACTTCCTGCTCTTTAAGATTTCAATCAAAGATACACTCAACTATTACTGGCGGAGTAGCTGTAGATAAAATTAAACAACATTTACCTTTTGGAGGATTCCCGGGTGCTAAGCAAAGATAAAGAAATACTAGAACATCTAGTTAGTGTTTATCCAGAAGAAGGTTGTGGTATACTAATAAATAAACGAGGAAAGGTAGTATGGATGCCTTGCGAGAATACAGCAGTAAACCCAAAAGAAGATTTCGTAATATCCGCAAAAGATTATATAAAAGCAAGTTTACTCGGTGATATACATGCAATAGTACATAGCCATCCAGATGTAAGTTGTGAGCCTAGTGAAAGTGATATAAAAACTAGCGACTTTTTAGGAATACCATACATTATTTATTCTTTACCTAGTATGGAAAAATACGAGTATACGCCAAAAAATATAAGAAACAAATTACTTGGTAGAGATTATGAATTTGGGCAGAGCGATTGTTATTCTCTAGTAAGAGATTATTATAAACAAGAATTAGATTTAACACTACCAACAATACTATTTGAAGATGATTGGTGGGATAAAGGATTAAACTACTTTGATGACTTATTCCAGAACTTTGGATTTGTAGAAGTAGAAAAACCGCAGAAGCACGACGGAATTATTTTTAGCGTGTTTTGTAATGTCCCAAATCATTGCGGGGTTTATTTAGGGGAAGATTTATTTCTTCACCATGCAGTAAATAGGCTTTCATGTAGAGAATCCATACACTCCGGTTGGGGTCAGCATATAGTGAGATACGTAAGATGCAAACAGTTTATTTAAATGGGGGTCTATCTCAGTTCGGAGAAAGATGGACAACTGAGTGTAAAGATATAGCAAGTATCTTTAAACTGATAGAGTGCCAAACTCCTGGGTTTAGAAAATACTTGTCTGATGCAATAGAAGCTGATGTAGGTTTTGAAATACAAAGAGGTTCCGAATTTTTAGAAAATCCAGAAGAGCTTCTTCTTTCTTTAAACGATGAAGATATTATTATCACAGAAGTGCCCTCAGGTTCTAAAAGTGGTGGAGGAAAAATATTGGCTGCTATAGCTATTGTAGCTCTTTTAGTAATTAATCCAGGATTAATGTTTTCAACAGTTACTCAAACAGGAACGGCTACAGGAGTATCTGCTACCGTGGGAGGACTGAATGCTGCAGGACTTGCCGTTAGTTCTCTAGCGGTAAATTTAGCTTTAACAGGTATTACCCAACTTCTCGCTCCAGGACCTGAAAGCGATGGTGATAAAAACGATAGCTATCTCTTTAGCGGTCCTAGTAATAATGGTAGGCAGGGATTACCCGTACCCATTCTATATGGAGAATTAGTAGTAGGAGGAATGCCTATTAGTACTTTCTACTCTAGTTCTCCTTTTAGATCTTCTTTTAGAAACTTCGAGGCACTAGGAGGAACCGCAGGTACAGAAGGGCAAGTATATACAGATGTCAATGGAAACAACCTAGTTTGGCTTGATGCAGTAAGAGATTTCATAAACCTGAGCGATATAGACGCTATTTATAGTTAAGAGGAAAAAAGATGATAAATGGAAATATCGGAGGTGGGCCTAACGGCCCCAACGGCTCCGCCGCAGGAACTAGGAGAGACACCGAGAATCAATACGGGTCTATAACGGATCTAATCGCTGAAGGAGAGATAGAAGGTTTAGTAGCCGGTTTATCTTCTGTATATTTTAATGGAGTATCTTTAGTAGATACCCAAACCTTTAAAAATATACAATCTAAAGCAGGTAAACTGTCAGTTTCTGGTACTGCAGTAACTAATGCTGCAGGATTGTTTTCTAACGTAAATTTATCAAACGGAGTTAGGTATATTCAAATAAAGGGGGCCGGACGCTCTACTACTCTCTCTGCCTCTGCCGAAAAAGGGCAGCAAGAAATATCTGTAGCTACTAATAACTTTTTTCAGGAAAAACATACTAAAGATTTTCAAAATTTAAGCCCTGCAAATATAAATGATAATGTAAAGTACAGTATTAGAATACCTGGGGCAGGTCCTGAAGGTGAAGAGTATAGAGGTGTTATTACTTCTTTTTTCGGTACCAACGAAGAAAAAGCCTCTATCTACCCTTCAATTGAAACAACTGTTAGTTCAGGAACAGCTGTTTCTATAGATGAAGTCTCTAAACTCTCCTCTATAACAGACGAAAATTCCGCGACTCTTGATACGGCTGTAGAGACTAATGTTACTAACGCTACTGCAATACTTTCCTACTCTATAGTTTCCACAACTACAGGAACAGGTAATTTAACTTATAAAAATTCTTTTGCTCATTTAAAGCGAGGTAGTCTAAATCAACTACCTTATAATGAGTTATACGGAATTCCTTCCGCTTCTTATATTCTTGGGTCTAATCAAGATTTAACCTGGTACGGTAACGGGGTAGGAGGCACAGCTTCTGCTACTATAGTACAGTCTTCAGGATTTTCTTTTGGACAAAACTCTAAAGAAGAGATTGACGAACTAAAAGTTCAAATTGAGTTTCCTGCTGGCCTACAGTTAACTGGCGGCACAGGAGAGTCTAGGTACGCCCATGCAGAATTCCAAATTATTTTACAGTATAAAACTTCTCCTAATCAAACTACTTTTACTAAACGACTTGTGTGGGGTAATGATTATGGTGGCTCTGAGTTTATAGATTCTTTAAAGTCTGGGCAACTACATTTCTGGAATTTAGGCGATGGTGAAACCTCCGACAGCTACGATAAATTCGATCAGTATAAAGATTTCTACATGCGAACTAAGGATGCTAGATACCGAGGACAAGGAAGCACTACTTCGAACGGCACTCCTTCAGGAGAGAGCGGTAGAGCACTCATACAGAAGAAGGGTCAAAATACTGCATTTGTATCTGAATTTTCTATAAGTCTAAAAGATTTACAGCCTTTACATGATTGGCAGATAGAAGTAAGAAGAATTAGTCCGGATAACGTAAGGGATTACACATATAACAATAATTCTTTTATCTCCTCTGCTAGACTAAAACTAGTAGAGGCTATTATCGAAGAAAAATTTTCATTTCCGAGGAGTGTTTATGCAGTTGTAGGTTTTGCAGCAGAGGATTTCGCGCAGCCTCCTAGCAGGGCATACCATTTACGCGGAAAGAAAATTAGAATTCCGAATAATTATTTTACTAGGGAAGAGCTCGGCACATATCAAGCAGGGTATACTAGAAACGCTAGTACCGGGGTATTAGAATCTGCCTATCAACCTTGGACAGGAGGGTTCCGTCAAGAATTAGTTTATACTAATAATCCTGCTTGGGTATTTTATGATATTCTTACCAATAAAGAATATGGTCTTGGAGACTTTATTCAAGATAGTGATATAGATATTTACTCTTTGTATCAAATTGCTAGATATTGTGACGAAGTAGTTCCTGACGGGAAAGGAGGCCTAGAACCTAGATTTGCTTGTAATGTATATTTAAATTCTCAAGAAGAAAGCTACAAAGTATTAAAAGACCTTGCGAGTACTTTTAGATCTATGATGTTTTGGATTGACGGAAAAATAACCGCTATTCAAGATAAACCGAAAGAACCTGTGTATACTTTTACTCAAGGTAACGTAGAAGACGGATTGTTTAACTATTCCTACACAGGACAAAGAGCAAGAACTAATCAGGTTAATGCAACTTGGACAGACCCTGATCAATTTTATGCTCAAACAACAATTACTGTAGATGACACTGCCAACATGATTTCTCAGGGTAGGATTGTGTCCAAAGACGTAGTAGCTTTTGGTTGTACTTCAGAAGGGCAGGCAAGAAGACTTGCTGCATGGCACTTAGCAACAGATACTACAGAAACAGAAATTGTTAGTTTTACAACGTCTATGAATGCTTCATTTTTACGTCCAGGGGATGTTATAAATATACAGGATAGACAGTCCGTAGACTTTGAAGCTAGTGGTAGATTATCCACTGGGTCTACGACTACTTCTATAGTATTGGATAGAACCGTAGATTTTCCTGGGTCTGGTACTCTAGGGACGGGGTGTAATTTATACTTAATTTTTACAGAACCATCATTTTTCCTTCAGCAAGAGTCTGCGGTAATAAATGGACAAACGTATAACAGAGGAGAGGTACTTCTAGAAGATAAGGATGAGAACCCATTAATATCTGAAGAACAAGGAATAAACTTACTAGATGACTCCGGAGATGTAGTATTAGTACAGTATAATAAAAATTCAAGGGTAGAAGTAAAAGCAATCACTAATTCTACTACTTCTGCTTCTACGATTTCTGTTTCAGGAGCCTTTTCAACTGCTCCCGCCCAAGACACTATTTGGGCTATTAGCAGAGAAGACGATGTCAACTCTCCGGAAATTAGAGAATTTAGAATAGCTGGTATCGCTGAAGAAGACGGGTTTAAGTATTCTATCGCCGCTACCCAGTATACTAGAGAGAAATTTGATGAGATAGACATAGATTCTCCTGTTTATACAACTACTTATGTATCTGAAGCAGGAAGAAATTCCCCTCCTCCTTCTGTAAGTACTATTTCCATAGAGCTAGTAAATGAGGGCTCCTCTTCAGAGGAAGCTTCGGGTACTGCTACGAAAGCCAGAATTAGTTGGACTCCCGCCGTAGAATCTTATGAAGATTCAAACGGATTAGTGAGTACTAGACCTTATAGATTTTTAAAAGGGTATGAGGTAGTACATAATCTAACTACTACTAATAATTCTATATATGCGGATGATACAGCCAGGGTATTTGTACCTGCATCGAGTAACGTACTAGAAATTGATAATGTTTCTGCGGGAACTTATACAGTAGGTATTATAACGAAAAGTGACTCGGAACCCTCTACTAATTCTATCACTACTTCAGTTACTAGAACTATATTTACGGCCCCTCCTCAAGTAAGTAAGCTTAATAAGCTATCAAAAGGTGGGTTCATTACATCCCCGATTTCCTTCAACTCCTCCACTGGATTAGTTGTACTAGAGAACGCTATTTATAGCTATTCTCCTCCTTCAGGTATCGACTACTTTTCTACTACTGGTAGTCCTTTATTTAATCAACAGAGTTTCACCTCCTTAGCAGATGGGGGAGTTGCGTACTTACTGTACGATGCTTCTTCTGCCGAAAGTGGTGGAGATCCTTGGAAAGCAATTCAACTACATATTGATAATACAGCTGAAGACCCTAGCTCAAACATTACTAGAACTACTTATGTGAAAGAATTGGGTGCTTCTACTAATGGGCTTACTGCTATTTCTGGCACCGTTGAAACATTCTTTAGTTCTGACACTATTACGGGCTCAGGAACTTCGTTCACAACTGATTTCTCTGTAGGTGATTTTATTAAAGTTTCTTCTGAATCTGCTGCTGGTACGGAAGCAGCCTCCTCTGAGTATAGAGAAATTGTAGAAATTTTCAGTAACACCGCCATGACAGTAAAGTTTCCTTTTCTACGTACCCAAAGCGGGGTTTATGGTTTTAAACAAGCATTAGTACCTGATATATCAAAAGACGTTATTCTCGCTGAAATAAGTAGGTCAGGTAGTATTTACTCAGCAGATATATATGTACAAGCTAAAGGCGATGACGGTTATGTAGTAAACCTTACTAATGAAGCCGTTAGTGTATCTTCCGGTAGAAACGCCAGCGTTAGTCCTATTGCCTATCCTGTAACTTCTTACAGCAATACAGGCACTATTATTAAAGTTAGTAAAGGCTCCACTATTTTATCAGCAACCTCAGGAACTCCTGGTTCAGGTCAGTTTAAGGTGACTGTTAATGCTGTAAATAATATTGTAGCTGGAAGTATTACACATTCCGGTACTACTGCTACTGTAGCTTCGGCGTCAAGCATGTCAGATGTGCCTTTAGAGGCAAGTATAGAATTTTTAATAAATGTGGAAGGTCAGGTTAATTTTACTAAACAGCAAACATTTAGTAAATCTGTCGAAGGTATTATAGGTACTACAGGTCCGCAGGGTGTTCAAGGCACTCAAGGTGCTCAAGGTCCTCAAGGCGTTGGGGGTACTATAGGTCCGCAGGGTGTTCCAGGGACTCAAGGTGTTCAAGGTCCTCAAGGTGTTCAAGGTACTATTGGCCCTCAAGGTATTCAAGGTACGCAAGGAGCCTTGGGTCCTCAAGGTGTTCAAGGTACTATTGGCCCTCAAGGCGCCCAAGGTACTCAAGGAGTAGTAGGCCCACAAGGTGTTGGGGGCGGTATTGGCCCTCAAGGCGCTCAAGGTACTCAGGGTGTTCAAGGTCCCCAAGGCGTAGGAGGTACTGTTGGTGCTCAAGGTGCTCAAGGTCCTCAAGGACCGGGGGGCCCTCAAGGGCCTGTAGGTACAGCAGGTACACCAGGCCCAGCGGGCCCACCAGGTACAACCCCAGGTCCTCAAGGTCCTGTAGGTCCCGCAGGAGCCGCAGGTCCAGCGGGTCCCGCAGGCACTACTCCAGGCCCCCAAGGCCCCGCGGGCCCAGCAGGAGCAGCAGGCCCAGCAGGAGCAGCAGGCCCAGCGGGTGCTCAAGGTACTCAAGGACCCCAAGGACCAGGAGGCCCAGTAGGTGGGCCTGGTCCTCAAGGTGCTCAAGGTACTCAAGGTCCTCAAGGACCAGGAGGCGCAGCAGGCGGTCCAGGCCCTCAAGGCCCTCAAGGTACTGCAGGCCCCCAAGGACCGGGAGGCCCAGCGGGCGGACCAGGCCCTCAAGGTGCTCAAGGTACTCGAGGTCCCCAAGGACCAGGAGGCGCAGCAGGCGGACCAGGACCAGCAGGCGCTCAAGGTACCGCAGGTCCCCAAGGACCAGGAGGACCAGCAGGTGGACCAGGACCCGCAGGACCCGCAGGACCAGGAGGACCAGCAGGTGGACCAGGACCCGCAGGTCCCAATGGACCAACAGGAGGGCCTGGAGGGACAGGGGCACAAGGTGCTCAAGGTCCGGCAGGAGCAGCAGGGGCTGTAGTTGCCTTTGACACTACGAACACTACTGTACCTAGCAATGCAGGCAAAGAATCCATTGTTCAAGGAGTAGCCTCTGACGGAGTTGCTAGAGCTGGAGACATATACTGGAATGTATCTAAAGATATACAGTATAAAAGAGTTAGTGCTTCTTCATGGACTTTACTAGGTACTGTAACTTCCACAGGTAACATTCAATTTAATGGGGGCTCGAATCCTAATATTAAAATTTTAGATGGAAGTACTGTCAGAGTTGTTATAGGTTACTTGTAATATATAACTCCAGCAAAAAAAGTTCTTTACATTGAGTTATTTTTATATTAAAATTAACGCTTATTATTGATATTATTAGGTACAAAAAATGCTGTTAAAAGTAATAGAAAATTTTCTTGAGGAAGAAAAAGCCATAAAATTGTCTAATAATATAAAAGATATTCCTGAAAACTGGTGGTCTTATGTATTAAAATTTGGGTCTAGTCCCGTAGTATACTTGACAAACTCTTTAAAAGATATAGATATAAAAAATAATGTATCTTTTAAAGTAGATGATAGTTTTCGTAGAAATGAAGAATTCTGTTATAAGTTTAAGAGAACTACTAGCCATTTTGATTCTTGTACGTGTTTTGAGTGTGCTTTTAAAAAAGAATCAGATATTAAAAATTGTATATTATATGAGATGGGGTGGAATTCCTGTACTATAGGAGAAACTTTTATAAGTGCATACGAATCAGGTAATTTTTTAAGCATGCACACGGATAAAAATAAAGGAAGTTTAGCTTTTGTTTTAAATCTAACCCAAAACTGGAAACCGGAATTTGGCGGGATGCTAAATGTTTTAAGTAGTGATGGATCGTTCAAGGCAATCCCGCCCAAATTTAATTCTTTAGTACTTATGGAGATAGATGAAACTGAAGGCACGCCGCATTTTGTTAGTGAAATTAGTCAATACGCTACATCTAGTAGAGTAGCTTATTCCGGTTGGTGTACTAATGATAGTTAACTTCTGTGCTGCTAGGTTTAGACAAGTATTTGGTAACTGGGATAGGATGTATGGACACGTAGCAAACTCTTTTAATTCTCTAGGGTATGAAGTTAGGGTCAGTAAATATTTAAATTTAGAGAATATCCCCTCTTTCGCTAGTATAGGTATAGAAGACTCTTATGAGCATGTGTATGTATATAACCATACTAATACACAAAGTTTAGATGACGATAACCTTTTCCAAGGTAAAAGGCGTCTATTTATAAAACCAACAGGCCCAACCCCAGAACACTTCACTATTGATACCTTAGGCTATGCTGCACACAGTGAAATTACTTATACAAAACCTCCTTATAGCGCCGTAGACAGTACAGAATTTTTTAGTTGCGAGATCCCCAAACTCATAGCTAGTAGATGTGGAAAATGGACAGACAGACGTGATTTAGTACTTTCTGATACTTGTATAGACATACCTAACGATCACATACTAGTACTAGGCCAAATTCCTCACGATGAAACAGTAACCAGAATGTCTTTTGGAGGCCACTGGCAGAAATTAAAAGATATAGTCGCAGAGCTAGAAAATCAAGAATCTCCTGTAGTTATAAAACTACACCCGCAGCTAGAGTCAGAAGTTATGTCTGTTAGAGGCACTCAAAATTGGTATGCTTTTATATCGGCTATTAAGCTTTGGAAATATAAAGGGCATACTGTTTTATATGGAAATGAAAATCTACATGATGTTCTTCCAAAGACAAGAGTAGCTATTACTGAAAATAGTACTTCAGGGATAGACTGTTTAATTTATGATATTCCAATAATTTCTTACGGGTACCCGGAGTATCATTGGGTAACTTTTGACTTGAGGCATTTAATTCAATTACAAAATGCAGTGTCTGATTTATCTTGGTGGGATAAAAGTTCTTCTAGGCAGTGGTTATCCTGGTATTGTACTAAGTATCAATGCTATGATTCACAATCTACTTTACGCAGGCTAAAAGACCTTCTATAATAGAAAGAAACAAGGAAGTAATGTCACCTCTACTAAAGAATTTATAGAAGTAAATAAAACAAAAGCCCCACGAAAAATAAATCTTGACATTGGGCTATTGAGTTGTTATAATTTTTCCATAATCGCTGAAGTTTCAAACATTGGAACAAGATCGCCGGAAGAAAACCTAAATGTCGTATACTCAGAGAGACCTATCGCCTCTAGTTCGTGGTGATGATTGGATGCTAAAACTTGTTTTAACATCTGAAAACGCTGTACTTAATATTACGGGGTATTCTTATACGTTTACATTAAAAGATAATATAGACGATTCAGACCCAGGTGTAGTGCAAGTTACTGCAACACCTAGCGTTTCTACTAGCCCAACCGAAGCTTCTCAAGGAATTTTATATATTAGTGTAGCAAGAAATCTTACTAACGGTTTAGCTGCGCAAACATATAATTATGATGTTCAACAGAAAGACACTTCCGGAGATGTTCAAACACTGCTTATTGGAAAAGTAAAAGTAGTGAAAGACGTTACTAGAACAGTTTCTTAGCATGAGCTCTAAACTATTCTATGGTACGGAATATCATGTCCCACCAGAAATATCTGTTGAAATTTACCAGTCTATAACAAAAGTAAATATAGATTATATTCCTAATATAACTTTAACGAGTAAGTTTATTAGACCTGAGGTTACTTTAGATCAAACGTTTCACGAAGTACATATCTCTGATTTAACATTAGTATCCAGCGTAGATATAGTACACACAGAAGTAGCTTCTATAGAGCTCAAGGGAGTAGCATAATGTCATATACTCAGTTAGACTTACCTTCTCAAGTAAGGGGTGATACCTGGGTATTTAACTTTATAATTCAAGATACTGCTGGTAACGCTATAAACATTACGAATCATGAGTATACGATTACGTTAAAATCAGATATATCGGTTCTTGACGAGAATGCAGAAATTCAAATAGGGCCAACGGTTCCTAGCGCTTCTAATGCCGCTTTAGGGAAAGTAAGTATTATAGTTCCTGGAGGCTCCACGAATGCTCTTGTTCCTCAGTCATATAACTATGATATACAGGAAGTAGAAACCGACGGTACTGTAAGTACTCTTCTTATCGGAAAAATCAAAGTAAGAGCAGATGTTACAAGAACCGCAATATATAATGGAAGTACAAGCGTTACTCAATCTGTAGCGGGACGAGGTATTTACAGATCAATTACCGAAACCACCTCCCCCACAGAGATATACTTAGACGGAATATCAGGTTCTAGACTAGCTCTTCAATCTGAAGGAGTTCTTGCTTTCGACGCACTTATAATTGGAAGAGATAATACAACAGGTAATGCCTGTGCTTTTCAATTAAATGGTGGAATGAAAAAAGGTACCTCAGTAACACAAATCATCGGAACAGTAGGCAAAACTATCTTAGGAGAGGATGTACCGGGTTTCGACGTAAATATCACAGCAAATGATGGGAACGATTCTTTAAAGATCGAAGTAACTGCAGCCACCACGAATACAACTAGATGGGCGGCTGAGGTACAGTATACAGAGGTGTATTTCTAATGGCAATTGTTTTAGACTACCAGAATCAGAAAATTTTTGTAAATGATATTGAAATTGCAAACAGTGCAGGAGTGAAAACATCCTCCATACCTATTGTTCCTCATGGAACTATTACTGCTACTACTCTTCAAGAAGCTCTTGAACAGTTAGCAGACCAAGATTTTCGGACAACAGAAACACCAACTGGCTCAAATATAGAAGAAGGAGACACTTGGTACGACATAGATGATAATCAGTTAAAAGTATACCGCGAAACTAGTTCAGGAGTATTTGAGTGGGTTCCTATAATTGTAGGCAATATTTCACCAGATTCGGATACACTAGACGCAGGAGCCTTTTAAGGCTGCCGGAGACCCTAAATGGCTCAAACAATCAAAATTAAACGCAGTACAACCACCCCAGCACCTAGTGCTCTTACTGCGGGTGAGTTAGCTTATTCCGATAGTAGTGATAAGTTATTCATTGGCGCTCCAGCAGATAATGCTGTAGTAGCTATTGGCGGTAAATTATATGTAGATATGCTCGACCACACCGCAGGTATTCTTACCGCTAGTAGTGCAATTGTTGTCGATTCAAACAGTAAAGTAAATAAATTACTTACTGGTGTTATTCGTATTAATAATACCACTAGTCATATTGATACTTCTTCAGGCGATCTTACCTTAAACCCTGCGAGTAACCTAGTACTTACTACTGGTACTGTTGATCTAAGTGGTCAAGCTACCGAATTTAAGTTAATTGATAATTCTGGTACTGCTTTAACGATTAGTGAAGGTTCTAATAACTATATCACTCTTGACACTACTAACTCAGCAGAGAGAGTTAAATTTTCTCAGCAAGTAGAGTTTTCAGGAGCTTATACACTCCCCACCGCTGATGGAAGTACTGGCCAAGCCCTTATTACAGACGGTAGCGGCGCAGTTGCTTTTACTACAATCTCTACTGAACTTGATATTGCTGGAGATAGCGGTACGGACACCGTATCTCTTATCTCAGATACTTTAACCTTTGCAGCCGGAACCGGATTAAGCACTGCAGTTACAAATAATACTGTAACTGTTAATGCTGCAAATATTACTTTAGGTACCTCTACTCTTACTTTAGGAGCTACAACAGCTTCAATAGCAGGCTTAGAACAATTAGACGTAGATAATGTACGCGTAGATACGAATACAATCTCTACTACTAATACTAACGGTAATTTAATCCTTTCTCCAAATGGTTCGGGTACAGTGACAGTACCTTCAGGCTATAAGGATCGTGCAGGATTTGGAGCAACCTCTCTAGTATCAAAAGAATATGTAGATGCGATTAAGCAAGCACTTGACGTAAAAGAATCTGTAACAGTAGCAACCACTGCAAATCTTTCTGCAACTTATAATAATTCTGGAGGCACTCTTACAAACTCCGGTTCAAATGCCGCTTTACAATTAGATGGAATTACTGTAACTGCTGCAAATCGAGTACTTGTTAAAAATCAGTCCACAGCCGCAGAGAATGGTATTTATGTAGTTACCACCGTAGGCGACGGCTCTACAGCTTGGGTGCTTACTAGAGCAGAAGACGCTAATCTTTCGGCAGAAATGACTGGAGGTGTATTCACCTTTGTAGAACAAGGTACTATAGGGGCAGAAAACGGTTATGTATTTACACATAATGGTGCTCCTACTCTTGGTACTACTGCTCTTACTGTTTCTCAGTTCTCGGGTGCCGGTCAAATTGTTGCTGGAGATGCACTCTCTAAGTCAGGTAACCGAATTGACTTAAATGACGACAACATTACTCTTGAAGTTGACTCAGATACCGTACGAATTAAAGGTATTTCAGCTACCGCAGTTGGTGACTTACTCATCGGTGCTGCTTCAAATGCTGGATACACACGACTTGTTAAACCTTCCGGAAACGCGACTGCCTCTGATTATATATTAAGCATGAACACTTCGGGTGTAGCCTCTTGGGCAAACACGCTGGACGGCGGCACATTCTAAAAAACTCTTTAGCGTATATACGCAGATAACGGAGGAGCCACATGGCACAAACGATTAAATTAAAGCGTTCCGCTAGTGCGGGCGCTGCACCCACTGTTTCCCAACTTGAACTTGGTGAAGTTGCTATCAATACATATGATGGCAAAATGTACATCAAGAAAAGTGTGGGAGGTACTGAAAGTATTGTAGAGATTTCCGGAGGAGGAGGAGCTTCGGCTGCCGATGCTATTTTAGTAGAGTATCTTTATACTGCTACTGCTTCGCAAACTGCCTTTTCTGGTAATGATGATAATAGTGCTTTTCTGTCTTATGAAGTAGGTACTATACAAGTATTTCTTAATGGTATTCTTCTAGATCCAGATACGGATTATACTGCTACTAACGGTGCTCTAATAACTCTTACATCGGGCGCTGCTCTCGACGACTATCTTCAAATCTTTGCCTTCAAGAAAAAGATTAGTGATGGAAGCGTCACTGTAAATAATTTTTCTGGTAATAATTCTACTACTTCCTACACTCTCTCACTTGATCCAGGCGATGAAAACAATACTCGCGTATTTATCGACGGCGTATATCAGTCAAAAGCAAACTACTCTGTAAGCGGAACCACTATTACTTTTTCTAGTGCTCCCCCAAGTGGCACTGGCATAGAAGTCGAAATCGGCAATCGTGTAGTTAGCTTGGACACAGCATCTAGCCTCGATTTTCCTGACAACGTAAAGTTAAGACTTGGTACAAGTCAGGATCTTGAGATTTATCATGATGCTTCTGATAGCTTAATCAACGATAGCGGTACGGGGTCGCTAAAGCTACAAACTGGTGGCTCTACAAAACTCGAAGTAACGTCTACAGGCGTAGATGTTACAGGTAATATTGCAGTCTCTGGAACTGTAGATGGAGTAGATATTGCTGCACGAGATGCAGTACTCACCTCTACTACTACAACTGCTGGAGCAGCACTTCCCAAAGCTGGCGGTGCAATGACCGGAGCAATCACCACAAACTCCACGTTTGATGGTCGAGATGTTGCAACAGACGGCTCAAAGCTCGATGGGATAGAAGCCGGAGCAACCGCTGATCAAACTCAATCTGAAATTAATGCTCTTGGTATTACCGCAACAGGATTATCAGGAACACCTGCAATCTCGGTAGCAAACATCACCACTACGGGTGAGCTTCGTGGTCCTGCAAGTCTAGTTATTGACCCTGCGGGCATTGGCGACAATACCGGCACGGTCGTAATTAAAGGAAATCTACAAGTTGATGGCGCTACTACTACTATTAATTCCACTACTCTTACTGTCGATGATCTCAATCTTACTCTTGCATCGGGAGCTGCGAACGGAACCGCAGCGGATGGCGCTGGTATTACAATTGATGGCGCTTCGGCAACTTTAACCTATCAAAGTACTGGCGATAACTGGGCATTTAATAAGCCTTTGAATATTCAAACAAATCTACTTCTTTCTAGTGATGGTTCAAATGGTATTATTAGTGAATCCGGAGCTGGAAGTCTTTTTTTAAGAGGAAGCGGGGTTTCTATACAAAATGCCTCGAATGCGAATATGATACAGGCATTATCTGCAGGAGCAGTAACTCTTTACCATAATGGTGCTCCAAAGATAGCTACTAGCTCTTCTGGGGCAAGTATAACAGGAATCGTAAACGTTACTGGAAATATCGTAGTCTCAGGTACTGTTGATGGAGTAGACATTGCTGCACGAGACGCTATACTAACTTCCACGACGACTACAGCGGGTGCTGCACTTCCAAAAGCTGGTGGTACGATGACTGGTGATTTAATACTTGGCGACAGTATTAAACTAGAGCTAGGAGCTGGAACGGGTGGAGACTTACAACTTTATCATGATGGTAGCCATTCTTATGTTACAAATACTTATGCGTCAGGAGCTCTTAAACTAGTTTCTGATGATTTCCGTATAGAAAATGCCTCAAATAGAAACCAATTAAAAACTGGAGTAAGTGGCGCAGTTCAACTTTTCTTTGATGATGGTAGTGCTACAGGGCTCAGACTCGGCACCACAGCCACGGGCGTAGATGTTACGGGCACCGTCACGGCGGATGGGCTTAC